CAACTCGCTTATATCCAGAAGACTTTGAAATTGAAAATGAATTATTAAATCAAGTCATAAACAGTTTTGAATTATGAATATAGCGCTTGATGATTACATCTATAAAATATACTTAGATGTGTGGGCAAATTCGGGCATGACTTTGCTCACACGAAATCAATGTAATGATTTATTATAAATCATACTCTGGTCATTTAGCTCTATAATTATTTCTGCCAAGGCTTGCATGACAGTCCTTTGGTCTGTGACCAAAAGCCTGTCAGATATATAATCACATAAAAGATCAAGTTCCTCATCTGCCTCATCGCTGTCATTACACGTTAAGTCCAAAGTAAGATTTATGTTAAATTCTGACATATCACAGCCTTGTAAAAAGCGGGCTATGCCAAGGGAGAAAACAAACGGCATAGCCCTAGTTAAACGGGCATACACTGAGCAATCAAGTGTTGGGAGGAGGAGAACCCGCTTAATTAAGCATAACCTGAATGTACTACTCTTTGCAAGCTTCTGACATCTCCGCAGCTAAAGCAGCATAACCTGCTGCATCTATGCTGGAATCAGTATGGCCTCCATTGCGTAATCTTGCCATTTTAAGTAATACCATCATATTACAAACATCGGATGCATTAACTTTATGACCCATGTAAGTTGTCCACATTTCTGCTATTGTATTAAAGTTTTCTTTTGGCGTGCCATAATCTTTTTCCCTGTCACCATTAATTAAATCCATAGCCTTCATTAAAACATCTGTCCTAATGTTTTTATATTTCTTCATTATTCAATCCCTTGCTTGGCTTTGCCACTGTTATCAGTAAACCACATAAACCCGTCATTCATTGCTATATGACCTGATCCTATAAGTGAAGTTAAAGCCTGCTTATAACTTGTCTTTGGATTACTTGCACTACTACATTTTCCAATAAAGTGATCCTTAACAGTTTCTTCCGATATAATATGGAATACTCTTGGTTCAGGCCAACCAACGCCAGCAGGGTTTGGATTACCTAATCCTTCTGATCTTAGCTGCTTAAATACACTGCGTAACAAGGTTTGATTTTTACCTTTGATCTGCGGGCGATTTGCCTCTTCAATCTCATCTGATGATGCTTTTGTTATAACGCATGTTGTAACAGCATCCCCATCATCATCTTGGCCTAACTCTATTACTTTTAATTTAAAATTAAACACTGCGCCAGTTTCCATATCCCTTTGTTTGGTGGCCTTTGCAGTACGCAATCCCGTTTCCTCATTATAATCTAATTCAATTTCCGTATCAGTTGCAGCTCGCAAGGAACTATGCCCCCTTGCACCTGCTGCTTTGTCTTTGCCAGAGTGATGCACAGTAGCAACATGCGCCCCAGTAAGCTCACGTAGTTTATCGCAGTTTCCAATAAACTTTGTCATATCTTCTGGGCTATTTTCATTTGCACCTGACATAGCTCTTGATAGCGTATCAATTACAATCATCTTAACAGGGCCATGTATTCGTGAAACCTCACGACACAACTTAGCCAGCACATTCATATCAACATCTGCATCAAGCATATTTACTGGTGATGGCCTTACAGCTAATTTAACGTCCTTATGAAATGAATAGTGCTGTCTCATGGCTACAACTCTATTATGAAATGCCATACCCCCTTCAGTAGCTAAATATAAAACACTGCCGCCAGACACTTTATTATTATTCCACGCTTCATTGGCAGAGATATGCCATGCTATATCCAATACAAAAAAAGATTTACCTACATTAGATGGGCCATATATTACTGACATCTGGCCTTCACCAAACCAACCTTTCATAAGGTAATTTCTGGACAGCTGCGGTTTAGCATCATATGGAAAGAATACCTGGCTTAAAACACTTTCAATTTTTAAGGCTTGGGCTGTTTCCTCTGGCCCACGCTCAATCCACATATCAGAATAATCCCAGCCTTCCATATCTGGTATAATATATTCTACAGCATGATCCTCTTGCGCTCTTTCACATGCCTTTATACCAGCTTCATCATTATCACCTGCCACAACAAACGTGCAATCAGGTTTAGCCTGCAACAGATTATCAACAACGGCTGGAATGTTACCTGCGTTTAATGCAAATACTGCGGGCTTACCTGTTGCTTCATATATTGTGGCGGCTGTTGCCCAACCTTCAGCAACATATGCAAAGTCAACTATTGGCCCACCAATAACGCTAAAGTTACCTGTCACTGGCATTTGATATGAAAACTTCTTGCGGCCTTCAGCCGTAATAAGTTGATGGCCTACACGTTTACCATTTGGATCAATAATAGGTATGCACAAGTTATTTCCATCAATAATTGCATTGTTTAAATTTAATTTCTTTTTATCAAGGTAAGGATGTGTAATGCTCGTATCTCTTTCAGGCCATAGTATATTATCTGTGCGTACAACTTGTATAGCATTTACATGATTTTCTGTAGGCCAAAGAGACATATCCCTCATTCTATCTTTTATCCCCTTGAAATCATTACATTTTCTGCAATGAACCAATACCTCACCATTATGCTCTTTTATCCAAAATCTATCTTTGCCAGCACAACTAGGGCATGGGCCATGATATTCACCTTGGGAAGTTTTCTTTAATTCTAAACCCTGTATTATCTTTGTACCAAATTCTGACCAAATTGCTGCAGGGAACTTGCTTTCTGTTTTATTATTATGTATCATATGTATATTCCTTAGAAGAATGTTTAATATTTATGCCCCCTGTTTTGTTTGTTTTGCAGGGGGCATAATTTTATCTAAAACGGAATATCATCATCCAAATCATTAGCAGGTGGAGCTTGTGAAGCAACACTTGCGGCAAATGGATCATAGTCTTGTCCATTAATCGGCTGTGCTGGTTGTGTATTGCTAAATATTGTATCTGAATTAGGCGATACAAAACCATCTACTTTATCAAATGGATCATCCCCACCTTCTAATTCAGCAAGCTCCAATACTTGTACTGCCCGCAATCGCAATGAAATACCATTCAAACTACCCGTATTATATGGCACTATCATAACTGCAACATTAACTTTAGAATTGGTTGTCAGCATAAAATCATCTGGCAATCTGTTGCGCGCTGCATCAACTTGCTTTGGTGGTTGTGTAATATCCCCACCATATGATCCTTTTAGCTTACACTTGCCAATAATTTCATTATCTGCGTTTCGCTTGTATGGTAAGTTAGTTGGCTTATCAGGCCACTTTCGTTTTGTATCCATAGCCGCTGCATTTGCGTAAGCTTGTGAGCATACTTGATGTAACTCCTTTGCTTGTGCGTCATTTAATTTAAATGACATTTCAAAGGCTGCGCCCTCATCAAGTGCATGGCACTTAACGCTCTTGTTTTCTTGTGTATCAAATTTATATGTACCATTTAGTCTAGGGTACAGTGCGGTTACACCGCTTATCATATGTTGCATTATTTTATCTCCTGCAAGTTATTAAACCAATCCATCAAATCCTCTTCACGCCATCCAATTCTTGCGCTCTTACCTTCTTTAAGATTTAACTTAATTGGCTTTGGAAAATGACCTTCCCTCACCCAATTGTAAAGTGTAGACCTTCCCACACCAGCCCATTTCTCCACTTCTTTTCGACGTAATATTTGTGGTAACATTATGTTTACCTTTCCTTAAAAAATACGTGACACCCTCACGCTGGGATAAAATTATATCTCGCCATCCAACCAAGGTGGTAGAGATATTGTCTCTAAGTCAGGCCAGCCAGTGCTAAAATCACCAGTTTCTTTTGCCCGTTTTATCTTATGTAATGTTTGCATCACCTCTTGGCGTGCATACCTGTCATATTTATCCGACAATTCATAACACGCAACTGCATGTGGTTTTTCTTTCTCAATTGCAATAAATATAAAATTAGTAATGTTAATACCTTCAAGCTCTAAGCAATATCTGTAAAAACTTTGCTGCATAGAATAATTAAAATTCCTCAAAGCCTTAGAAAACCCACTTAAACTTGCATCCTGGCAAGTCTTAACATCAAGAATTAAGCCAGCAGACGCTAAAAAACCATCAGGTCTAGTCTTTAACCCTAATCCAGTTTCAGGACACGTAACAAAGAATGATGCTTCTGTTATCAATTCTTTATTAGACAGCAATTTAGCTCCCATGGAGTTCGATAAGCAGGCTTCAGCCATGTCACATGCTAAATCATAGTCAGCTTCGGTCAGGAGTAGCTTATTTTGCTTCTCAGCATCATCCTTGGCTTCATTCCATATCTTACCACGCCGTGTCTCTGGCCCACGAACAATTAAGTTTTTCTCTGGCTCAAGTAGCATCGCATGTACTGCCGTACCTAAATCAAAAGCATGGCTTTCTTTGCGTACTTTACCTTTCCAGTGATGTAATGTTGTGCTGGCTACTGCCTTCAAATCACTTGATGAAATATTCTCATGTGCATGATATTCTTCATTGCTCATTTTATTACTTAGAATCATAGTCATAGTCTATCCTCCTAACTATTTTGTTTAATCTTTCCTTATATTCACTCTTTGCATCATGTAATTCTGATTTAGCTCTTCTTAAAATATCCAGGCTAATTTTTCTTTGCTTTTTAGCGTCTTCAAAACCATAAAAAGCAGCATCAACAGATTTGCTAGCTTTTTCAACTTTAGCTTTAAGTATTTTTAATTTTGTCATAGATTATCCTCCTAACTTAGTTGCTCTGCTCCATATAATGCAATCAAAGCGGCTTCTGCGCGTCCGTCATCTTTGACTCTACTAAACAAATTTGCGTATTCTGGGAAACGCTCGGTTGCTTTACTTCTACTTACACCTTTGTCTCTATTTAAACCAAAGTGTTTCTTCCATTTTGCGGGCGTTACATAATGCAATGGATGCTTATTAGCTGCAATACACGCTTGTAACATTCCATAGCCCTCACCAAACCTAAATACGCTTGATACACCCTGTCCTGGCATTGCACTTACACGCTCTACAACTGCAAACCTGTTTTTTGTTTCAGGTTCTAAGACGTGTAATAATGCATGGCAATCTATAATATTCTTGCCAGCATGATTTAACATTATTGGCATATCGTGGATTTCGAGTTTATTGGCTTCAGGCCAATAAATCGCAATCGCACCAGTATAACCTGGGTCTATACCAAATATTGAAAGCATATTATTCTTCCCTTGGTGGGCTAATTTCAACACCTTGTTTTGTGATTTGTAAAAGAGCCGCCATACGAACATATGCCGTGAATGATAGGCCACTCTTATGTGCTGCCTCACTTATTGCTTGGTCTTGGCTTTCGCTAAAACTAATTAATCTTTTCTTATCCATTTTGGTCTCCATTTTATTTTACAGTTACTTATATATATAATTAATATTAATGCAATATACTATTCATCATTTTTTTTAAAATAAACGTATCTTAATGTTTTTTTACCGCTAAGTGATCCAATAAATGCTGGCTGTTTTTCATTATTTCTATGAATAAAACCTTGGTTAAAAAGTACATTTAATTGCGGTGCAACATATGAAACGCTTAACCCTGTATTTCTAGCAACCATAGACGTTGTGTATCTACCACCACGATCAATTGATTTTAAAATACGCTGTTGTTTAGCAATCTCATGCTTTGCGGGAAAGCTTTGTGAGTTTAACGCAATGTTTTTATTTACACTTGATGTAGATAAACTTTGAACCTTTCTTGTTTTATGCATTGCTGTCCTAAAGCCTAATTTTATTTGCTGTTTTTCAAATTCTTGCAGCTTATAAGAATAAATTATCTCGTAATGGTGTTGCTTATCATTTTCTTTTAATCTTTGTTTAAGCTCTTGGATGGTTTTCGGTGGCTTCTCAATTTCATCTCCATCAATTCCATCAAATGTTGCTGCTCTTCTAAAAACCACCTGTAAAATTTCCTGTCCCTGGTCGGGTCTGGGTTCTTCATGTCCTCTATCATCAACGAGTTCATTTTCATTAGTCTCAATGTCATTTTGTGGGCTTCTGAAACGTGCATATTTTTCCTCATGGTTTATAAATTTTATATTATATAAAGCTTTAGCTCGTGCTATATAGCTTTGGTTCATATCCAGCAGCCTTGAAGCTTCAGCTTGTGTTAAGCCTTGTTCTGCTGCAGTTTTAATTTGTCTTACAGTTCTGGGATCAATGGGCATTATTCATACCTCACAAATTTACCATCATCATCTAATGCAGGCATTTTTGTACGCTCTGGCTTTTGTAAATCTTTAATGTGTTTTTTAAAAACTTCATTTAAAATATTATTGGTGTTGAAAACAATCTTTTTGCCACCAACTATTATTGCTTTATCTTTATTCATAATTTTAACCCCTCTGGACGTAGTTTTGGTTTAATCGTTATTGATGAAATTTTATCTGTTTGCAGGCATTGCCCCATCGCATCAGGAAAATGTGGATAATATTCGTAATATATTGCTGGCATAGCATCCCCACATTCTTTTGCGCTGGCATACATTTGCTCAAAGTTTGATCCACCTTCTAAAGTCAAAGAAATGCTTAAAAGTGTATAAAAAGTCATGTGTTCGATTCCCTTTTAGATTTATAAAGCTTTTGCTCTGTGGCAACTTCCCATAGTTTAGATAAAGGTAACAATTCACTTTGCTCAATCATCCATCCTTTACCATGCCCCAAATCATTTAAGACGGCTTGCTCCAGAAACATAGTTTTCGTTGCAAGGCCAACAACATTCATTCTATCTTCATCAACTTTTGCCACCAATACAGCACAATTTGATTTAAATGATTTTTTGCTTTTAAACAGCAGCTTACCATGTGGGTAAAACGTCGATTTAACATCAATTGAAATATTGTGTAAAAACATATCTGCACCGCTATCAACGCCTAATTGGAATGGGTTAAAATCTAAATCAAAAACCTTTGACACGGCTAATTCTGCTTTTATGCCTAAATAATCTAAATCCTGGTCGGTTCTGCTGCTATCTTTTTTTTGATTTGCAACACCGCTTAACCTTGCCAATTGCCAGCGTAAAGTTGCAGCTTGTTT